CGTGCCTATCGTCCATTGAAAAACTCCTTTAGCTGCGCTCGAATCTCGTCAGGATCTTTGCGGTGGTAACGCTCTGGCTCAATGGACTTCTCTACGCACATCTCAAAGTGGCGCCTAGTCACCTTGGTTGCCTTGCACGTTTTGCAGATTGGCAGACCTTGGACCTGATTGGTTTCAGTGACCTGCTCTCGGATTAGTTTCTTGAATTCCCCAATCGTTGGCGCGAACTTCGGGTACTGCTCGACCATATCCCGCAACGCGCTATCAATCTTCTTCGGGTCAGTCCCCTCTAGGTGAGTCCACCAAAGCCGCTTGGTTGACGTTTCATCTTGGCCCCTCAAGAAGTTTGGATATGTCACCTTCATCATCCCAAATACCCGGTTGATCAGGTTCAGGTCGGAGTCCAATTGCCCAGTCCGTGTTTGTTGCGAGTTCGATAGCTGTCGGTTCATGTTTTTCTTCCTTTGCTGAATAAACGGTTTTCCAAGATTGTGCGTTTGCTTCTTCAAGCATTGCAGTTGCGTTCTGACCCTCACGGACCAATTTTTCAATTCTGTTGACCAAAGTGTTGATCGCTCTTTCTGAGTTATTGCACTTGAGCTTCCGCCTTGTTCCTAAATATTCAATCCAGAGCGCCTTATCAACCCCCAGACGAGCAAGGCGAGCATCTGTCTCTGTCTCTGTCTCTGTCTCTGTCTCTGTCTCTGTCTCTGTCTCTGTAGGTACATTTTTTCGGAATCCTGTTACGGATTCGTTACGGTTTCGTAACGGTTTAGTTACGGAATCAGCACATGCTATAAATCCAGAGGTTTCCAGCTCGGCTACCGATTTTTTAATGACCTTTTCGTCCCTTCGCAACCGATAAGCGATCACTTTGACTTCGAGGTTAATTTCACCGCTGGTTGGGTCTTCAGCTTCACATGCCAACAGCCACAACATCGGCAAAAGTGCGCGTGATTCGGCAGACATCATTTGGAATTCGTAGTTGTCGAGCATGGAGCGGTGGAATCGAATCCACGGTGGCTTGCGGTCTTTATAACTTTGATACTTTGACCAATTTATTATCGTAATCATTCTAATCCTCGTTGTGTATCGGACCTCTGTGGACTACAATGGACCACGTTAACCTTGCTGGATAACGCTCCGCCCATCCCCTTATGGGCATAAACTAGCCCCCGTTGTGGGGCTTTTTTATGCGCGTTCAATTTCTTCTCGATACTCAAAGTACAGCTTGCAGGGACGAAGCTGCTCATCCAGATCAACCTGTATCGCAATGTCAGGCTTTTTGATCCTTCGACGTAACTTCTGGTAGTCGATTTGCATGTCTGATGACAGCTTCTTTGGGTTTGAGTTAAAGACTTCAAAGTAGTCTTTGATATCCATTTTGTTCATAGTTGTTTCCTCCGTTGGCGAACCATAACCCATCACGATGTTAAAAAAAAGCTTTTCTTTTGTCAAAATCTAATGTTAAAATCAGGTTTCCAGCAATTTAAGAGGTTAACAACATGCAAAATTTCGACGAAACCAAAGAGCCGTGGTACTCGCTTTGGTGCCACTACGAGCATCTTTGTAGAGTTCAATCAGTTATTCCTAACGACGATCAAAATGTTTGGTTCGAAGGAATAAAGGCTCGTTCAAGAGCAATTAAAGTTGCTTCAACCGTATTGATCAAGCAGTTCCCCGAGTTCTTTCAGTGGATCGAGTGGAGCCTAGACGATCTAACCGGCAACGGATTCCACATCTGTGACGATTACATTGATTGTCACTGGGGCTACTCTGGTATACCAGCAGATTTCAAATTTAAATTTGATACCACCCAGCAGGATTTTGAAGATTTCTATGAAATTGAAGGAGCATACGCATGAAGATGAGCGAACAAATTAACGAACTGGCAACTGCATTGGTGGTTGCCCAAGGTCTTATCCAGAACCCAACCAAGTCTGTGAAAAACGATTTTTTCAAGTCGAAGTACGCGGACCTAGCCGGTGTGATAGATGTTTGCCGACCTGCTTTCACTGAGGCAGGAATAGCCGTCATACAAGCCCCGTCAACAGACGATTCCGGAAACCTATGCGTTACCACTACCTTAGTGCATACATCCGGTCAGTGGATGTCTGAGCACATATCTATGGCGATTGATCCCAACGCCAAGAATCCCGCACAAGCTGCCGGATCTTTGATCACCTACCTTCGCCGGTATTCTCTAAGCGCATTCGCGAACGTCGCTCAGGAAGATGATGACGGCAACAGTTTGGCCGGCAATGTAAAAACGATCGATCATAAGGCTGACGATTTAAAGGCGTACAACGCTGCCTGTGACGAGCTGCGCGATTCGATAAACGCAGTTATAGAAGGCATTGACGACGGTACGACAGAAGGTATGAAACAAGCAGCTCAAGCGTTTTTTGAACTTTCAGAAGATGAAGTTAAAAGCATCTGGCGAGCACCTACCAAGGGCGGATGCTTTACCGTTCCGCAGGTCAAAATAATCAAGTCACCAGAATTCAGAATAGCCTATTTCGGCGAGGAGAAAGAAAATGCAACAGGATAAAATTTGGGTGGATGGTCTTCGAGTGTACAAGCCCGACGAGCGAGCGCCTGACTTCGTCAAGGCCAACATTGTGATCAACAAGGCAGAGATGCTTGCATGGCTCGCAACTCAGTCTGGTGACAAGATAAAGGTGCAGATGAAGGAGGCCCAATCTGGCAACTATTACGCTGAAGTTGACACCTACCAGCGTCAAGAAAAGCCAGCAGAGCAGTTACCAGAACAGTTGCCCGTTGATGACAACTTCGACGATGATATTCCGTTTTGATAAGGCCAAGATATGAGCAGGAAGATGACCGTCAGGCAGAGGTCAAGATCATGGAGAGGGTCGCCACGGCCCTCGAGTTTTCAGATTTCAGGAAGCTGCCTGCAAGCTACGTTTTAGATTTTGCTGCGATCAGGGGTAAAGAGATTGCTGGATTTGTTGAGGTCAAACGTCGCCGCAACAAAATGAGCCAGTACCCAGACATCTTTGTTGCGCTTCACAAGCTAAACGCGGCAAGACAGTTAAACATGATCGGAAAAAAAACAATCTTCGCTGTTGAATGGGATGACTGTACCGGGTGGCTGTTGTTAGAAAACCCATCGCACATAAGCTTTACCGGCAGGGTGGATCGTAACGATCCGGCTGACCTAGAGCCAATGGCACACTTTCCAATTGACAGAGTTAAAATTATTTAAAGTTCCACGTGAAACAGCAAGGAGCAGTTATGAAAAAAGAATCTAAACACTGGACTATCAAAGAAATTAATCGCCTGCTAACTATGTGTGAGCGTGGCGCATCAACCTCTGAGATCGCTGAGAAATTGGACCGAAACGAAAAGGCAATTTCTAACAAGATATATCGAATGCGCCAGCAGTTGAGTTATCGATCGTACCGACCTCGGAAGAATGGAGATCCAGAGCCAAGTTTCGAAAATGTCATGAACGAAAAGGAATGGATGCCTTGGTTCAAACGCCTGTTCAAGTGACAGGCTTGTGCTAAGCAGGCGCCTCTTTTTGCGCCTTTTTTTTGCAATTAATTTCGTTTAACCCCTTCCATTGTTACCAGTAACATGCGATACTTCTTTTGTGGTTGAGGTTAAAAATTAATTAAGGAGAAACGAGATGGGTATCAAAGCAGCAATAAACGCGGTCAAGAAGTTACGGTTTGAGGATCTTAAAAAAATCGATGGCGAGTACAAGTTTGTCGAAGTTCCTGTCGAGGTGTTTGAAGCTGAGGACGGACGGTTCTTAATTACCGATGAGAATGGCGGTCCAATCGTAATCGACTACTACGATTACTTTGTCGATACAGGCGGCATTCACCCCGATCTGATCAAGGCCGCAGAAGACAACGGCTGTTACTGGGAGTGGGAACACCCCGGTGCGATTTGTTTGGCTTGTTAAATAAAAACTGAGGAGAAGTGAGGATGAGCAAGATCACAAAAGAAGCGGCACACGAAATTAGCAAAATTTTAGAGTGGATTGATATGTACCAAGGATGCCAGCGTCACAGTATGAATACCAATGGAAGGGACTGGGGAAAGAAGTATTATCAATTTCAACTGCAAGAAGGGATAGCAGTTCGCATGCTGTTTGATGACTTTGGCATTGAGGTTCCCCGTTTAAATTTCTTCACAGAAGAAAAAATGTCTGAGATTGAAATAAAAGCTAAGTTGGAAATTTCAAAGGAAGCGGCTTAGGCCGCTTTTTTTTGCCTACGATTTGACTTAGGATTGATCCATGCAAAGAGAATCAAACATACCAACCATTCGCGTGTTAGCGATGATTGACAAGATCGTCGCAGAA